TAAAGAGCAGAAGAGTATGAATGACAATGAAGATGCATTTATGAAAGAGTATTTTGAGTTAGTACAACAGAAACTTTTTCATCAGGAAGAAATGATACCAATAGAGGAAGACTTCTCTGAGATGGTTACAAAAGACCTTGAAGGTGACATAGAAACTAAACCTGATACTGAAGGTTATGTTCATATTGGAGTTGATGAGGGTAAGCATGGAGACCACAAGATAAGAACTATTTCCATTTCTAAAGACCAAGGAATACAGGCTCACTATTGTGTAGACTGTAAGAAAATAACTGGCTACCTCTTTGATAAATCAAAAGGTTGGACTCATGAGAAAGCCCAGAAATGGGTTGATGACCATACAAAGAAAGATGATTTTGAAGAAATGTTTACTAGATTTATTGAGGAAGACTCTACAGATAAATCATTTGAGGAATATGTAGAAGAAGATAAAAAACCGAAGAAACCTAAAGGTGGTTGTAAATCAGAGGAGGAAGAAGAAATGGTTTTAGAAGCTATAAAAGAACTCAGTGCAAAAATTGATGCTATTGAAGCTAGATTAATTAAGTGGGATGAGGAGGATGAAAAACTACAGAAAGATTTAGAGGAAATAGCTACTGCTATGAGTGAGAAAGAAAGAAAAGATGAGGAAGATGCTATAAAGAAACAGATAGAAGAGGATGAAGATTATATAAAGAGTACCTTAAATGGTATGAATGAACTAATGGCTAAATTTTCCGTTCAGTCGAAATGACAATGAACAAGGAGATTACTATAACACATAAATATTTAGGAGGATTTTAATTATGGAAATTAAAGAAATGTTAGATGCACAGATGAAGTATTTGACAGACATGGGAGCTACTATTGAAGAAATAAATATGGCTAGAAAGTCTCTTGAGACTAGAATGAAAGATTTGGAAGCCAGAATGACTCCCAGTAGAGTTATTGGTCCTCTTCCTGGTCTGGAAGATGAGGCTAAAAATTTCTCAATACTTAGAGCAGCTAGGGCTATTATATCTCAGGATTGGTCTACGGCTGGTTTTGAGAAAGAAGTTTTTCAGGAGGTTCGTAAGAGAACTATGTCTATAGGTGAGGATTCGTCAATGGGTTATTTTGTACCCAATGAGATTCTTGCTGGTTATATTGAACTGCTTAGAGCAGAATCAGTTGTAATGGGTATGGGAGCTACCGTACTTGATAACCTTCGTGGTGTTCCTGTACAGCTTCCGAAACAGACTGGTGGAGCAACTGCTTACTGGGTCGGTGAGAATGAGTCTATCACAGCGTCTGATCTGACGACTGGTATGATTACATTAACTCCGAAAAAGATTGGGGCATTGGTTAAGGTTTCTAACGAAACTTTGAAGTATACCAATCCTTCGGCAGAAGCAGTAATTAGGAATGACCTTTTTACTACGATTGCTCTCGCTATTGACTTGGCAGCTTTGAGAGGTTCAGGTTCTGATAATGAGCCTTGTGGTATTGCAAATACTGCTAGTATTAACACTGTTGCTATAGGTGATAATGGTGGTGCTCCTACCTTTGATTACCTGTATGATATGCAGTATGAACTTCAGTATGATAATGCCTTTAGGGGCAAACTTGGTTTCTTATTCCATCCAGCAACTAGACGTAGACTGGTAAAAACTAAAATTGCTCAGTACTCTACGGATGCTGGTGGTGATTATATAATTCAGCCTATGGTTTCCGATCAGGCTCTAGTTTCTTGGATGGGTTTCCCCTACAAGATGACGACACAGATTCCTATAAACCTTAAAAAAGGTAATGCTACTAACTGTACTGAAATTTATTTTGGTAACTGGGCTGAGTTGCTAATTGGTATGTGGGGTGGGATTGAGTTGATGGCTTCTAAGGAAACTTCGACTGCTTTCCAGACTGACCAGACTTGGATTCGTATTCTACAGTCTATAGATATTCAGGTGCGTCACCCTGAGTCATTCTGTCTGATTAATGATGCGACAATTGCGTAACTATATGGGGAAGTCAACCTTCCCCTCTAAAATTTTAGGAGGTAACTAATTATGCTTAGAGATTTGGGAAATATGATTGCTTCTCAGGTGACACTTGCACCGCAGACTATAGGTACGACAGGGAATGCTTCTGTCGATGGTGTTGGTGTTGATAGAAAAGGGTATGAATCTGCCGTGTTTGTGTTTACAAATTCACAGGCAAGAGCCATTACTACAATACCTACAGGTCTAACAATTACTTATACTGTTCAGGATTCAACAGATGATTCCACTTATGCTGATACTGCTTATAGTGATACCTGTGTTATTACTAACACATATACTGTGACAGAGGTTGATGTCCATGACATGAAACCTCTTTCAAGGTATGTAAGAGGTAAAGTAGCTTATAGTGCTACTGGTGGTTCTGGAGACTTTATAGTAGTTTCTGGTACTATTGTTCTTGGTGCTCCTACAAATTATCCTGTGTAGGAAATGAATAAATAATGGGGGGAGACCATGAAGACAGTAGTTAAAAAAGGGTATGTGGTTTTCTACAATAAAATGAGATTGACGGAGGGGATGGAAGTCCCCTCCAAAATCTTAGCTGATGTAGAAAAAAATCAGTCTTGGAAGATTGAGAAGGTGAAAGATGGCAAAGAAGAAAAAGAAGCCAGCTCCAGTATCACAGGAGAAGCCAAAGAAGAAGAAAAACAAGAAGAAAAAGAAATAGTTCTTCGTGATATAGTTAATGATAGAGCTATGGCTGAAGAGAAAGTAAGAAAAAGAGGAAGATAATATATGAGCATAATGCTCGTACCTTTATCAACAGTTAAGTCCTTTCTTGATATTGACACTGAAAAGACTGACTATGATAGTTTGTTAGTAACTATCATAAAATATGTTTCTAGTAGATTTGAAACTTTCCTTAATAGAAAGTTGCAAAAACAAGAACGTACTCAGTATTTTGAAGCAGGTAGGTCTAAATACTTTTTAGAAGCATTTCCAGTGGACTCATCTGCTTCAATAACTGTAGTACTAGATGATGATACACAGACAATAAATGATGATTATTGGTTATGGCCTGAACTTGGAATAATTCATTTTGATTCCGCTACTTCCTATATTGAACCTAGAGAGTTATATGTAACTTATACTGGTGGGTATGCTGCCACAGACACATCAGTTGGTATAACTGGAATTAGTACTATTACAGAAACTGTTTTATTAGGTGTTCCAGATGATGTGTCATTTGCTTGTTTACTACAAACAGCATTTGTTTTTAGAAGAAGGAAAGATATAGGATTGAGTTCAGTTTCAATGCCAGATGGTGCTATAAACACTATTTTTGCTGCTGATTTATTGCCAGAGGTGAAACGTATTTTGATGAACCATAGAAAAACCCCAACGGATTACTAATGATAACTGTTAGAGTAAAGAAAATACAGATACCAGATAAGTTTAGAAATCTCTCAAAAAGATTGCCTTCTTATATTACTAAATATATGTATGAGCATATAGATAGTAGTTTAGATAGTGCAATTAAAAGAATTAGGGATAATTATGTTTATAAAAAATTAACAAGAGATACTGGTAAACTTGGAAGGTCTATGACTCCTTATAAAAGAAGAGTTAGTCCTACTTCTTTAGAATATGGTTTATGGTTTGATACAAGAATAGCTCCACATGCAGCTACTCAGATACCTGAGAATGATAGAGGTTTAACTGTTATAAAATCAAAAGGAAAAAGATTGACTATCCCAATAAAAGGTGGACCAGCTGATGTGAAAGGTAGAAGATTAATTGCTGCTGGTATGGGATTAACTGCAAAAAGGGGAATACTTTATAAAGGAGAAGTTCCTTATTTTACTTTAAAAACTTCGGTAACTGTTCCACAAAGAATATATAGAAGTACTATCAGGGAATATTTAACTGACCCTGTTGTTGGTAATATGCAAGGTGCTATAAATAGAATAGGAAAACAGGCTATTAAAGCAGCACAAAGAGATAAAATTATATGATACAATCAGAAGGTTTAACTACCAGACAGCATATACTTGATGATTTAAAAGTGTTTCTTGAGGAAGTTGCTGATGATTCTGGTTCACCTTTATTTAAACAGGTAGAACTTACAAGAACTGCTCCACCTGATTTAGAAACAATCCCTTTACCTGCTTGCTTTATATACTCTGAAAGAGAATATAGAGTAGAAGATGAAAGAGCAGTTATAGGAAAAGAAACTTGGGAATGGTATGTTATTTTGGAAGTATTTGCTATGGATGAGGAATTAGAAACAATATTAAAATTTATACATTCAAAATTATATGACCACTATCAGATTAATGACTATGCTTCTTGGGCTGAAAGAATGGGTGTTGATTTCTTTGTAGTAGACCCAACTAAACAATTAACTAGTATGGCAATAAGTTATCGCATAACTTATAGACACGCAAATGGAGTGATGTAATGAAGAAAATTTACTATGAAGAAGGACCCCCATCATTATTTATTGTTAATGTTGGGATGTTCCAAATAAAAGTACCAAAAGAAGTTGACGATGAATATGCAGATGCCTTGGTAAAAAAAGGCACTTTTAAATATTATGAAGAACCAATGAAACGTAAGAAAACAAATAAATTAGAACAATTTTTGACAGTAGATGAATTTTTACCAATAGGAGGTAAGTAAGATGGCACAAGCGAAAGGGTCAAAAGCCAAAATTATATACGATGGTGAGACTACATTTGGTACTACAAGGGATTCAGTAGTTGCCCATGTTCTGCCTTTTGTAAATGAATCACTAAGGCAGTCCAGAAATCTTATTGATTCCCAGTCAATCAGATCAACTAGGGATACAAGAGCACCTGTTAGAGGAAACTCTGAAGTTGCTGGGGATATCACAGTAGAGCTTGATCCATATATGGGAAAACTTCTCTACCATGCATTAGGAACAGTCTCAACGACAGGGTCTAGTCCCTATTCACACACCTTTACTGTTTATGACCTGCCTCCTGGAATGACTATAGAAAAACAGTTCACAGACTTAACAACTCCTGAGTATTTTGTATACAATGGATGTAAAGTGAATAGTTTTAGGGTATCTTTAAAATCTGAAGGTTTTATTGATACTTCAATCAATTTGATGGGGTCTGCTGAGACAGTTTCTACAACTTCTATAGATACTTCTCCTACTGACTATTCATCTTCGGCTGTAGGTGGTGCATTTAATGCCTTCAGTGCCACTATTAATGAAGGTGGGGTAGCTCTTGGTATAGTAACTGAGCTTGAGTTTACCTTAGAGAATAACCTTGATGGTTCTGTCTTTGTTATTGATGGAACTGGAAAGAGGTATGCCCTTCCTGAAGGTCTTGCTAAAGTTTCAGGTACTATAAGAGCACTATTTGATGGAATGACCCAGTATACTAAAGCTATAAACAGTACGGAGACTAGTCTTGATGTCACTTTATACAATGGTACTGGTGATGGAACTGCTTACAATGAAAAGATTATGTTTGTCATTGATGAGCTGCTTCTTGCTCCACAGTCTCCTGTTGTAAGTGGTCCTGGTGGGGTTATGGTAGAATTACCATTTACTGCATATTATCAGGATGGGGCTTCAGAATCTATTTTCAAAGTAATACTTTGGAATACACAAACTGGAGCAGATGTAGCACATTAATAAATAATAAACCCCCCAGTGAAATATCTGGGGGGTTACTCCTACAAATATTCCTAAGGGGGGAATCATGGAAGAAATCAAAGAAAAATATAAATATGAGATAGGTGGAGTTGTCTACGAACAGAAGAAATTGGTTCTTGGACAAATAAACCAGCTTATAGGCTTGCTTAAGGAAGTAAACATTCCTGCTGAAGCTACAGCTATGAACTTAATTACAGCTTTAGGTGATAAGTTACCTTTAGCTATAGCTATAGTTTTGCATAAACCAGAAGTAAAACTGAAAGATAAAGACATCAAAGAAGTAGCAGATGAGATTGAATTTGAGATGTCACCAGAACTTGCTTTAGAGGTGATAGAGGATTTTTTCGATTTAACCCACATCTCTTCGCTGCTGGAGAAAGTGGGAAAAACAGTAGAAAAGGTGGCAGAAAAAATGAAGATGGAGACTGGCTCGACTCCATAGCTGTCATCATGACAGACGGTGATATACTTAAAAGGGATGATTTAATTTGGGGATTTACTTTAGATGAGATTAGACCTTATTTGGAACACAAAGTTAGAGAAGTAACCATGAGGAATGCAATCCTACAGTTTCTCGGTGTAGAGATGAAGTCTGACGTAATCGACACATACTGTCAGGCTTGCCGTGCTGCGGGCAGAGACCATTGTGACACTTGTGATAAGGGTAGTATAGAAGTAGTAGAACAGAAAAAGGACAAGACAATTGGCAAACACTAATATTGATGTAGGAATTAATGTAATATTAGAAGATTCTGCAAAATTTGAGGCTTCGTTAAAGAAACTTACACAGAGACTTAATGAAGCTTTCAATATGTCTGGTGTTTCTACAGTTCCTTTGGAAAATATTAGAAGAAAACTTCAAAGTATTGAAGGGAATGCTACTCAAGCTAGTGCTAGTGTTGTTAAAGCATGGGCTAGTGCTTTTAGACAAATAGTTACAAATGCACAACAGGCAGGAACTGGTAGGTATAACCTTTGGGATGTATTAAGAAAAGGAATGCCAGAAGCCTTACAAGATTTAGAGAAAGGTAATGCTGCTGTTTCACAATTTGTTAATGCCCAAAAGAGGATATGGGAAGATTATGCTCGTTCTATAGATAGAAGTATGGAGAGGATACGTAGTATTCGTACTATAGGAACACAATTTGGAGAAACTGTTAAGGGAGCTAGAGAAGGAGCTTATCATGTTTATGGTGTTCCAGAAACATCTCCCAGAGAGATGTATGAAAAACATCTCAGACTAGAACCTAAATATATTAAAAACGCAAAAGATTTAGGAGCATCAATTAAAGCTATAGACCAGAGAGTAAAAGAACTTAAAAAAATGCCTAGAGATCAATTTGGCGACCCTGTAGTTCTTGAAAATGTAACAAGAAAGTATGAAAAACTTCGTGATACTTTAAATATGAAGTTGCATGGTATGGAAGGAAATAGATTAAGTGTTAGGAACTTTTCTCTTTCTTTAGGAGTATTAAAAAGAGATATGATAGACTTGATGACTTGGCAAGCTAGGTGGTATGGAGCTAAAGCGTTAGTTTTTACCCCATTACAAATTGCAGGTAGTACAATAAAAGGATATGTAGAATGGCAACAAGCTATGCAAAATGCTGCTGCTGTTTCTAATTATACCGAAAAAGAAATAAGTAAATTAAAAGAAGTAACAATGGAGATTGGTAAACAAACACCAATTTCTGCAAAGGAAGCTTCTAAAGCATTACTAGAATTTGCACAAGCTGGTTTAGACGCTTCTGCTTCACAAAAAATGTTACCTTTGGCGTCAAAAATGGTTGTTGCTACACAAGAAGATATGAAGGTAGCAGTTTCTGCTTTAACAACAGCATATTATGCATGGAAACTTGAAGCAAAAGATATGCCAGCAGTTGCAGACCAAATTGCTGCATCAATGGCAGATTCAAAATTAAAAGTAGAAGATTTAGCCACAATTTTTAACTATTTAGGAACTATGGCTAAACAAGCAGGAATGGATGTTTCTGATACTTTAACATTAGTTACAGTTATGTCAAAAGCTGGAGTTAAACCTTCCACTATAGGTACAGGACTAACTCAAGCAATTGTAGCTTTAACTAAAATGGCTCCAAAACTTAGAGAAGAATTTACAAAACTGAGGTTAGATTGGAGAGAATTTCAAATACCACAGAATAACCCATTAGAAGTTTTTAAAAAATTAGCATCTTCTGGTATAGATTTAACTGGTATTTTTAAAGGTTTTGAAACAAGAGCAGGTAGATCAGTTGCAGCTATTGTCAATCAAGGTTTACAGATGATTGATGAAACTAATGCTAAAATTAAGGAAAAAGGATTCCTTGATAAAGCATTTGAAACATCAATGAATGCTATAGAAAATCAAGCAAAAAGATTTAGAAATATATTAGAATCTGACATATTTGCTGTTTTAGATGTGGGTGGAGGAATTTTTGCTAAATTTTTAAAAACAATAAATGATATGATTGAAGGAGTAAATGGGTTATCCGATGCTTTTAGATTGCTCATTTCTACAATATTTGCTGGAGGAATTATAGCTCTAGTAAGATGGTTATCACATTTGGTAAAAGTTCAAGCTGTTTTAACTTCTATTGCGGTATTTTTTTCAAATCCAGCTTCTTGGGTAGCTGCGTTGACCAATCCTTGGGTTTTAGCTGCTGTTGCTGTTGGAACTTTAATAACAGCTTTGCTTAAATTAAAAGATATATTTGCAGATGTTAAAAAAGTAATGCAAGAAGGGACAAGTGAAGATACTTTAAGAAGTCTTTCCCCTTTTGCTGTAAAACAAAGATATAAAATGATTAGTGATTTGGTAGAAAGAATGGAAAAAACACAGGCTGCTGGGGAATCCACAGATATACAACCTGGAGAACTTGCTGCTGTTGGTGTTCCGGGAAATCTTCTAATGAAAGGGCAAACTAGAGCTTTAGAAGCATTGAAAAAATATCAAAGAGATTATTATTCTCAACTTTTTATGATTTCAGAAAAAGGTCCAGCACATATGCCTGAACCTCCCCCAGGAGAAGAAACAACAGGGGGAATTAAAAAGACTAAAGATTATTTTAGAACCTATCTAACTGATTTAAATAAAAAGTATTCTGAAGAAATTCGTATAATAAAGGAAAATGAAAAACAGAAATTGTACGAATTAGAAGCTTCTCACAAGTTACAATTAATTTCAGATGAGGATTTTTATAAAAAATCTGAAGAGATTGTTTTAGAAGCTAATATTGATGAACATAACAAAATAGCAGACCAAGTTGATGAATTAAATAAACTGTATAGAGAAAAAGCAAAACCTAAAAACGCAGAAGAAGCTCAAGCATTATGGAATGATTATAAAAATAAATATGAAGAGTTAATGAGAAGAATTCTTGAAATTGAAACTGAAGATAAAAAGAAAATAATAGATACAGAAGTTAATACTGGGTTAAAAAGAAGAGAAATTTTAGACAGAAGACTTGAATTTACTGCTGATATGCTTAGAATTGAAAAAGACTTATATCTTGAAGGTGAGAGGTTTAAATTAGAAGAAGCTAAGAAAGAAAGAGATTTTCTTTATGAAAAGAAACTTATAAATGCTACCGATTATTATAATAAAGAAGAGCAGTATGCAAAGAAATTATATGAAATAAAAATAAATTTAGCTGAAAATGAATATGAAACATGGAAGAAACAGAATGAAGATAAAATGAGATGGATTCTTGAATCTAAGAATATAGAAGCTCAGATTTCTATATGGGAAGAGTCTGTTAAAAATGAAAAGAAGAAAATTGAAGCAATCCAAAAAGCTGACGAAGAATATTTTGCTTGGGCAATAGAAAATGCTAGAAAAACTGCTTATGATTTACAGAAAGTTTTTGAGAAGGCTGGATATGGACTATCTGGTTCATTAGCAGTAGCTAAATTAAGACTAAGTGAACTTAGTAGAACAAATTTAGATATGGCAACTAATGTTGCTGATTCTATAACATCTTTATCAAGTGCAATGGAATCAGCTTTCATGGATTTCTTAGACCACACATCAGAAGGTTTCTTAAAGTGGGAGAATTTAGTAACAAATGTACTTAACGAAATAACCAAAGAACTTATCAAGGTTTATATTGTTAAACAGTTAATTGGAGGTATACAAGGAGTTATTGGTGGTTGGTTTAGTAGTGGTGAGACTGATGTTGCTGGTTTACAAAATTTAATGCCTGGAGGATATAGAGCTTCAGGTGGTCCAGTTTCCTTAAACAGAGCATATTTGGTTGGTGAACAGGGTCCAGAACTATTCATACCAAACTCAAACGGTAACATAGTTCCTAATGGTAAGTTAAATACTGGTGCTAATGTACAGGTTAATGTTATAAACCAAACTTCAAGACAGGTAGAAGGTAAACAATCGGAAGTTAAGTTTGATGGTGAGAAATGGGTTGTCGGAGTTGTGCTTAAAGAGCTTACCCAAAATTATGGGGCATTACGCCACGCAGTCCGAGGAGTTAAGTAATGAGTAGCTATGAATTCCCCAGTTTAAGTATTTATCCAACGTACCCGCTGGATGAGACTAGAGAAGACGGAACTATCTCCACTCCTTTTGAAGCTGGGTATGTTCATACCAGACCCAAGTTCTCACGTAGAGGCAGAAAGACTTATGGAGTGAAATATATCTATATGCCTACTACCGATAAAGACACATTAGATACTTTTATTACTTCAGTTAGAGAAGGGGCTTATACTTTTACATGGGTTAATCCACAGAGTTTAACTACTGTTACTGTTAGATTTGGCGAGATACCGAAATTCAGTTACATTATTAACGGTTACTGGGAATGTGATTTTACTTTAAGAGAGGTATAGTTTGGAAGTATTAGATAGTAATCTTATATTAGAGAAGAATAAGTTAGCTGGTGAACAACCTTGGCTTATTTTACTTGAAGTAGAACTTACTGATACTGAGACTATCTATTTAGTTAGGAATACTGAAGACATTACTTTCGGTTCTACTACTTATCAGGCATTTCCATTTGAAGTGGATGAAAGAAATCAAGTTTCTCAAGGTGAGATACCTACTTTAACTATTAGAGTTGGTAATCCAAATAGAACTTTACAGTCTTACCTTGAAGATTATGATGGGTTAGTTGGTAACAGTATAACCTTAAGAATAGTTTCTTTACTGTCTACCATTACCGGAGATTTTGATTTTACAGACAGTGGTGGATTTGATTTTGCCGATGGTGGTGGATTTGTATTCGCTGAAAGTGAAACTGGAGAATCAAGTATTTGGACACAGGCAATAGCATTTACTTATGAAGTTCTTGGTTGTGTTGCTGATGCTACTTGGGTTACATTTACTTTAGGTGCTCCAAACCCACTCAATAGAAGATTTCCTTTATACAGGTATATTTCTAACCACTGTAATTGGAAGTTTGGTGAAAGAGAATGTAACTATACATTTGATGCAGTTGGTACTTGGACAGCTAACCATCAATATTGGCCTGGAGATTTAATTTACCCTATTACTAACAATGGGCATACTTATAGATGTACTAATGCTGGTAAAAGTTCTTACACTGAACCAAGCTGGTCTACTGTTACTGCTACTTTATTTGCAGAAACAACTGGACCTGTTCAGTGGGTAGAATCTACTTTACAAACTTGGACAGCATTACATACTTATTATGAAGGAGATATAGTACATCCTATTACAGTTACTGTTACTACTCATAACTATAGAGCTACTACTGATGGTATTTCTGGTTCTACAGAACCTACATGGCCTACAAGATTAGGTGGTACTGTTTCAGAAGGAAGTGTTACAGTAACTTGGGTTATGAATGACTGTAAGCGTTCATTAAAGAATTGTAGAGACTTAAACATGTCAGATAATTTTGGTGGTCATCCTGGATTATCAAGTGGGGGTATGAAAGTTGTTTAACTACAGTGATTTACTTGGTGTAAAGTATATAAAAGGCGGTAGAGACAACAAAGGTGTAGATTGTTATGGGTTAGTGCAAATTTTGCACAATAGAATGGGCAAGAATCTGCCAGAATATGCTACCCCAGATGATAAGAGTTTGATTTTCCAGTTAGTAAATAGTGAATTAAACAGATGTGTAAAACTTGATGAACCAGAAGCTGGATGCATTGTGCTTTTTAAGTTTACTCCTTTTGAGTTTCATATGGGAACAGTTTTGCCAGATAAGCAGAGATTCATTCATATTTTAGAGAATAGAAATGTTGCTGTTGAGAAACTAAGTAGTAGAATTTGGTCAAAATTATTGGTAGGATACTACAGATGGGAAGTTTAGTTCCAGTAGAAAACAAGATAATAAAACCAGAAGAAGCTATAACTTTAGTTAGAGTTAAGAACCCTCTTAACCCTAGAATTGATAGAGAATCTAAGGTTATAGATTATTTTGGTGAAAGTATTTTAACTATTAAGAATAAATACTTTCCTATTGGTTTACCTGTTATAGTTTCTATCAATGGTAAAATGATACAGGAACATGATTTTGATAAAGTGTTCTTGAGACATGGAGATTATATTGTTTTCTACCCCACTATTCAAGGTGGTGGTGGAAATAATATGTTTAGGGCTATAGCTTTTCTTGCGTTAGCTGTAGCAGTTATGTTTGTTGCTCCTTGGGCTGCTGCTGCTATTGGCCCTGGAATGGGAATAGTAGCTGGTACAGCAGGGATGGCAACATTAACTGGTTTAATAGGCACGGGCATAACTGTTGTTGGGGGTTTACTCATCAATGCAATGTTACCACCAACTACACCAGACCAAGCTGCTAATTCAATAGCTGCATCAGGGAAAACTACCTACTCCTTTAACCCACATACTACTCAAGAACAGGGAATTTCAATACCTAAAATATATGGACAGTTAAGAACTCACGGTAATGTCATAACTGCTTTCAATTATAATGAAAGAAAGAAGTCTACTGCTAACCTCTTGATTTGTTTAGGAATGGGTCCAATTGAGTATATCTATGACCATAAACTAAATAAACAAAGAATTGGTAGTATGAAAGATATTGAGATTGATACCAGAATTGGGGAGATTTCACAACCAGTTATTCCTAATTTTGATGATACTAAAACAGAGAATGGTTATTCTGTATTGATTAGCCATGTTAAAGATTGGAAACCTAGCACTATATATAAAATAGAAGAAGAAGTTGCTGTTATAGATGAAACTATTACTACTTCAGTAGTAAGTTATAAATTTATTTCAAACAATAAAGGAAGAAGTGGTACTGACTTTCCTGCTGGACCATATACAATTGGACAAGATTATACAGACAATGCTGTTAGTTGGTATTGTGATTCAAAATATCCCTATCAGGTAACTACTGTTGGTAATGACTTTGATGCTTTAGAAATAGAGTTGAACTTTCCTAGAGGACTATGTGCTATCCAAGATGGAGTACAAGCACATAAAGTTAAATATAACGTAGAAATATCTCCTACTGGACAGAATGCATGGTTGCCCATTACAAGAAAACCTCAAGGATTTGTTCCTTGGTCTCCGAATCTAGAAGTTTATACTCATGACATTATTGCTTCTGGCTATGGACAATTGTTTGAGATAGTTTCTCCAGATATGGCTTCTGGAAAATCAGTAACTACAGGAAAAGAAAGACCTCCTTTTCCTAAAGTACCATATTCAGCATGTGTAGAAGATATAGGGGGAGAGAGTAGAAAAGTTGAATATGCTTATATTGGAAATGGGGCTGAGACCAGTTTTGGTTCTAATATAGCTACCTATCTAAATGGGGATACGGAAAATGGTTATGATTTATCAGTATTAAATACTGCTGATACTTATCTATACCTATTAATTAAACAAAATAAGAAAACAATTCAAGGAACCCAATTTTTAACTTATATATTTCCAGATACTAAAGCTGCTGTTCCTGGTTGTGCAGGAAAAATACAATATGTAAAAACCAAAGCAGGGGGTTGGTCAAGTTCAATAGATTTTTCTACTTTTGATACTACGGAAGAGGATTTGATTATTAAGAAAATAGGCTCTGGAAAAATTTTCAGAGAGAAGACCATAAATGGAGTAAAAGGAATATGGGTGAGATTATATTTTGCAACAAAAAGTGCGAGTAACACCCCCAAAATAGCATTTCTTAAATCTGGTGATAAGAAAGAAAAGAAAGATTTTATCGTATATAAAAGTATAGCCCATAATTATGGTACTGGTACTTGGAGTGCTGGTTATCAGATAAGTTCTAGTGGATTTCTTGGCCCAAATGAAGACAGATTATGGGTAGAGGTTAAGAACAATAATGAAACAGACTACAAGGCACATGTAGAAGGTGCTGATTTTGATGCTAGACAATATGTTTTAGAAACTTATTACAGTTCTTATGATTATACAAATAGTTCAGTATTAGCTTCTATACTTATATCAGCAGGGTATAAAGCTAGATATGCAAGAGTTCAAGGGGTTAAATGGAGGTATTTAACTGGAACTGTTTATAAGGTAGATGAAGCTCATATAGAGAATTCTGCTTCTATTACTAAAGCTACTACCAGTCCATTCTATCATTTAGTTAAGACTCCCCCAATATTTCCACATGGTCAATATGATGTAAGAATAGAAAGAGTTTCTGGAAATGACCCTGCCGCTACTTCTGTCAGTAGCCAGATGTATTTAACTAACGTCAGGGAAATTACCTTTGATGATTTTTCCTACCCAAGACAAGCCTTAGTTGGAGTAAAAGCATTAGCTACTGATAAACTTTCCAGTAGTTTAGATTTTTCTGCTATTGTAAAAGGATTAATAGTTAAAGTAAACAGACCGGATGAAGTAATTGGTACAGATGGTTACAATTATAGATGTATATCTCCACATACTTCTGCTGAAGCTACCAATAAGCCAATTACTGGAACTAGTTATAGCACATATTGGGAACAGGGTGGTAATAGTGCGGTAGACAACAACATTACTTGGACAGTTGGTACTGGATTTACAAGTACTTACAAATGGGTAACTGAATATAATACCAACCCTGCGTGGGTGTGTTATGATTTACTTTCACAACCAGTATTAGGTTTGCCTTCTGAAATTAAAGTAGGAACTACTTCCTTTGAGTGTGTGATTAGCCATACAGCTTCTGCTACAAACAAACCTGGAGAAGGAGTTAACTGGTCACTTTACTGGCAACCAAGTGGTAAACAGGGGATTGACACTGACTGGGCTTTAGGTTCTGCTTATGTGGCAAGACCTGTGCATAGATATGAAGGAATAAGTACAGATAGATTAAATTTAACTTCTTTTAGAGATTGGGCTGATTATTGTGATGAATTAGTTTATGATGAGAATGGTACTTTAGAAAGAAGACATGAGTTTAATGGTATCTTTGAAGAAGAAACTACTTTATGGGAATCTGCTTTAAAAGTAGCAGAAATGTCAAGAACTTCCTTGATTTGGAACGGTGTTGAACTTGCTGCTGTTTCAGATAAACTAATAACTTTACCAGATGATGCAGTACAGTTGTTCTCTTCTGGCAATACAGTGGCAGATTCATTTCAAGAAACTTTCTTACCGATGGAAGAGAGAATAGATGAACTAGAGATTAGTTTCCTCAATAGAGATAAAGATTGGGAAAGAGATACTATCTCAATTTATAACCCTGATTATGACAGACCTTCTAATAAAGCATCTATACAGCCTTATGGAATAACAAAGTCTTCACAAGCTTGGAGACATGCTCAGTATTTGATTAATAGAAATAGATACTTAAAGAGAACTATAGAATTTGATGTAGACTTGGAAGCTATTGCATGTACAATAGGGGATGTCTTCTACTTTCATAATGATACCCCAAGATGGGGGTTAGCTGGTGGTAGAATTGC